AATATAAAAAGTAAGCCTATAACTTGACAAAATGAATACCGAAGAAGTAAAAGATAGAATCTGGAGACCAGAGGTTTTTGAACAATATGAGTATGCAGGATTTCTAATTACTATATCCAGTTGGTGGTTTAGCAATCATAAAGAATTGATTGGACTTGCGGTTGAGTTAAAATACAGTCAAATAATTGATTTAGATAATTATGAGTATTATATGGAGGAAACTTTGGAAGAAAATGGATATAAGGTTACGCATGATGATGATAATTGGGAAACTTATGTTAATGGAGAACCTGCCATAATTTATATTGATGCACATCCAGAGGAATTACCAAAATTTGGATTTGATACAGAAAATTCAAGTTCAATTCTTCAATATCTGATTGATAATATTAATCACCGAAAGGGCATCGAAAGAGGTAGGAAGAAAAATGGATTTATTGTACTTAAAGAAATAAAAAAGTATGTTGCTAAATCCGAAAATAAAAAGCCTCCAAGAAAAGTAAGAGGCTTTAATAATTTGGCATGGGCAACTTTAGTAAAATTGCGTGATGGGAAATGTACTAATTGCCATAGCGCAGATGACCTTCATGCTCATCATATAAAGTCATATAAAGAATTTCCAGAGTTGCGATATGATGTAAATAATGGAATTACTTTATGTGGAATTTGCCACAGAGAACATCATAAATTAAATGGCAGGTAACGTGTCGCAGCTAAACGAGGTGGCTGATTAATACCTCTAAACTTAATACGAATAACAATGGATAATTTAAACAACAAGCTTTCAGACGAAGCACAAAAACATCCATCTTGTTTAGGTGCTGTTATAAGCCGTTTGTCAGATGAGCAAATTGAATTGGTAGCTAATATCTTTTCAAAAGGCAATGAACACCTGTTAGCCGATATGGAAGTAGAATGGCTACTGAGCCACGCTTTTCAATTAGGAGCAAAGTTTCATAGGGATTTTACAAATGGCTTATAACGTATCGGTGCTATACGATGTGGCGGATTTTCAGCACGAAGCCAATACGAAGCACCACAGTTGAATAAATTAAAATGTTTAATCGAAGCACGTCAGCCGCCATATTGTATAGCACTTGTTAGCGGCTGCCTTTCTTCACGAATTTTAAATAAAATGAGAAGTTACAAAACAGAACTTGAAGCAATAGCAAACGACTTGCTAACGCAAAATGCAGAAGCAAAAGGTAATGAAAATAAGCCTAATTATTCCAACAGGGATTTTATGAACGCTACTATTATTTTCCAAACTGCATTGTACGACAAAATGTATGATAACCAAGATTACGATGGTATGTCTATTGAGGATAGAATGAAAATGGCAGAAAGTTGTGGTTTGGCTTTACGTAAACTTATACACACTTATACAGGTTTAGACACCCATAAGATTGAGGAGTTTCTGTAAGGTTGCCGCTAACTATCCTATTTCCGCAATATTGCTTGATATATTGTCAAGTTATGTCTTGACAAATTCTGTCAAATAGTAAAGTTATGACATTACATTTTTGTACAGCAATTTTCCGTACATGCCGTTGATTTCAGCAAGGTGTTCCTATCGGGTATAATAAATCATTCACTAAGTCAGATTATACCAGATAAGGTATGATATTCCCGACATCAGGAAAATGATTAAGGTCTTACAAACCCCTGCTGAATGAGTCCAGCATTGTCACAATTAAAGCACAGACCTTCACCTCTTAGATTCAGCTGCCTTGCCCAGATGGCAAGTGATTGATTGTAGCCATCAAGGAATGTAGCCATAGCTCGTTCAGTAAACTCTCTGTTCCCTTGGCTGAAATAGTTGGCTCTTGGTGAAGCTACCTTCTGCCAGAGGATCTGGTAGCAAAGCAGGTTTGCCCAGGCATCCAGAAGAAACTCTCTCTGCTGACAGATGAATGAATCAAGTGAGCAGAGCAATTGTGCATCAATGTAGACTCCAGACTGACTATTGTCCTGACTCCATGAATCGCCAAATCCATAGCCTAGCGGAGCAGTTACCGGGAAAATAGACCAACCATTGCGCCACAGATAGCTAAAGCGAGAGGCACATTCTAAGTCCATCTGCTGCCAGCCATAGTCACTGAACATTCCGGTGCTGGTAGGCAAGTTGGTGCAGTCAACTGCAACCATGATGTTAAGCTTATCGAAGTCAGAGTAGAACTCCTTATTCACCTGAATGTAGTTCATGCCTTCAACCAGGTCAGCAGTGCCTGACTCCAGCAGCTTGCCATCCTGAGTCTGGTAAATGTACCAGTCAATGCCATTAACTGGCGCACCGGCATTAAAGATGTAAATCTGCTTAACTCGCAATGACAGATACTTGCTGCCTTGGATGCTTACAAATGTGCCTTTAAGAATTGCCTCTGCTGGAACTGTCTGCACTTGCTGCCACTGCTGCACAAACTCTTTGCGAGTCTGGAACAATACCTGATCCAATTGAGCCTCTGCTGCACTGTATAAAGCAGCCTGAATGTCTCTCTTGATTCTGACATAGCTAACTGCTTGTGCGCTGTTCCACATGCCTACATAGCTTGCCTGCTCCGGTGTGGCAATCTTGTCCAGCAGCTCCGAACTCATGCCCGGATAATCATTTATGTATAAGCCAGACAATGGCGCACCAGTGGTGCATCCCTTTAGTCCGATGTAGTCTTGTAGGCAATTCATAATGACAAAAATAACTAATTATCGGGTGTGCTGATATTCGGTGCAGTGATGCGGAATATCTTATTTGTCAAGGCTACCCAGGCACTCAATACCTGCCCTAGAATAAACATTAGGACAGAGTCTGATGCTTGTACCTTCTCAATCTTATAGAGCCAACCTACACCAATCAGAAGACCAATCATGACCACTGATGTGCAAGTATAGGCATAGACCTGCATGCGCTTGCTAAATAGCGCATGGTTCACAGTCCTGGGAATAATCCCTTCAGAAGTCCTCCTACGAACCTTCCCCTTCTCTCTGCTCTGTCCTGCTTGATTGTCTTGTTGCTCTGACATGAGTCAAGGTAGATAACTGTCTTAGCCAATGCCTCTGTCTCAATCTTTAGGCTATCAATGCTGCGCTCTGTTCTGGCAATCTTCCAGTAGGCTGCTGATGACCATTCGGTATTCTCCTTGACAACTTTGTCAATTTTTTGATGAGCAATGCGAGCTGTATAGATGTCTCCTCCTACATAAAGCAAGAAGACCATAAACAGCACAAAAGTATCTTTGCTAATTGTCATTTGAATATGGATTTGATTTGCTGAATGATCTTATCATAGCGAGTCATTGGAACAAGCTCACCAGTCTCATCATGCCATAGAACCTGCTGCTTGTACTCCTTATGGATGTCAATAATCATCCGGTAAAGGCGATAAAGTAAAATGATTGACCATCCGTGATGGTACAGCCATTCCTCAACTGGATTGTAGAAATTAGGTGTTGGATTTGCCAATTTAGTTATGATGATAGCTCCATAAGCAGGAGTATCATGAATAAACTTGACAAGCTCCTCTCTTAATTCGTGGGTCATTTTAGTATGTCCAGATCACCTGGGCAGGCTTTGTAGGGTCACAGTCAACATGAACAAATGAGCTTGCAATCCCTATGCGAGTGAATCCTGCCTTTAGCAGGGCATTCACAATTTGAAACTTTGATGTGCCGGAGGTAGCTGCTATATCAGCTGCCCATCCCTGAGTATGTGAACTATCAGCAACTCCACCAACTTTAGCATTATGAGCAGCAGTGCGAAAGCCTGAGTTAATCTTGAAAGGAACTCCTCCCAATGCTCTGGCATTGTCAAGCCTTTGCAGAAACTCTGGCTTCATCTGACTACCAGAACCAGGTGCATCAGGAGAATCAAACTCCGACACTTTAAAATGCTTGAGTGGCTGTTGCATGATGTAAAGTTACTTAATGCGAGTGAATTTTTTGGCTGCACTTTTTACAGACTTTTTGCCAACACATCCCCATGCCTTTCTGCTTAGGTCATTAGGACAAGGTGGATTCTTGCACTTTTTTATGCCTGATGACCTAGCACAGTAAGCATCACCCTTGGCTGTGCCTGGTGCAATTGAATAACCTTTAGCTCCGAACTTAACCGTTCTGCCATTGACCTTGGTTTTATACTTCTTCTCAGCCATTTTACAGTTTGTATGCTTTTTATTTTATAATGTATATACAATGTAATTATCTGCCTTGTCCTTTATAGGACTTTTGCCTGCTATCCTTTGGTCTTCTAGCTTTCCGGTGCTTGCCTTCCCTGCGCTTACCAAAGCTTATCTTAGCTACTGGAGTACTTCCTGTTTTTACTTTTTTCATGCTCAAATATCGGTTTTTATGAGTTATTATTGTAATCCATTATGAGCCTTGAAGATAACATTCACAGAAAGAGAAATGGAGCTGCTCCGGGTGCTGGCAAAAGGCAGGCACTTCCTAAAGGATCAAGCTAATCCTAACCGCTATAAGAAGCAATGGGGCAATGACCAGCAGACTGCTGACATGCTCGGTGTCATGGGTGAATATGCTGTAAGTAAGGCTCTTAAAATTCCAATGGACATGTCCTGCGGTCTTGAAGGCGATGGAGGCACAGACCTTATGATGGATGAGTATAACATTGATGTCAAGACTACCAAGTACAAGACTGGCAGGCTTGTGTTCAATCTTAATGATGAGCTAAATGCTGATGTGTATATTTTGTGCTATGCAATCGAAGAAGCATCAGAGGTAATTATACAAGGCTACATCAGGAGGCAAAGCATGGATGCTGTCATGGTTCAGCAGAATCTTGGCTATGGCTTACGCAATGTGATTGAGCAAAGACATCTAAAGCCTATCTCCCTACTTTTAGCTTATAGGGAGAATAAGTAGGGTGAAAAGGTAGGGTGAAATCCGTATCAAAACGAATCAAATCGTATCATACTGGAATTAAGTCGGCATCAAGTTGTAGTCATCTCATACCTGCTCTGCCTCTCTCTTGCGCCTGCTCATACTGCTCCTTGCTCACTGGATAAAGCTGATGTCTGCAATTGTAGCCTCCACGATAGATGAAGATGGTACTGCTGTTAGTTCCAGCCATTCGCCCATTCCAGCCTTTTAGGTTTGCCCAGGCTTTAACTTCATCAGTGGTGAAGTATCTGCCTGCCCTTGAAACACAGAATGGTCTGGAGTCGGCTATAAGTGTGCCAGAATATAGATAGTACTCCACATCAAGATCAGCAGCAATGGTCTGAATGTACTCTGAATTAAAGGTCATCACAGCATCATTGGTTGTCTGCTTGATGTAGCGATTAAGGAAGGGAGCTTCCTGCTCTGTGCCTTCAATAAACCGCCTCAGTGTCTTGTTAAGTTCGGAGCGAGTGCCAATGCCTGCAATGTTATCCTTTAGCACTTCTTGAATGGCTGTGCCAAAGTTCTCCCGAATGCCTGCACCAAGTAACGCATCTTTTGTAGTGGCGATGTTAGTTTCAAGGATAGCCTTATAGAGTGCCTTCTTCTCGCTAAAGTCACCGATTGCCAAAGTGATGTATTCATTGCTAAGTTCAGCCAGCATTTCAAAGCCTTTAATGACTTCTGCCACTTGAATCTGGTAAGGAGCATTAGCAACAATAGTGTCAGCAATATCTTTCTTTAGTTTGATTAGTTCTTTAAGTGACTTGGCTCTATCCTTTGGGTCAAGGGATAGATTAGTGGCAAGGTCAATTACCTGGTCTGATAACTTGCTGAATACTCTTGGCAGAGCATCATCCATCCGGCTTTCTATTGCCAGCTGAAGTTCCTGAATTTGCTTGATTAACTGCTCAGGAGTCTTTGCCATATCATAGTCCTTCAGGCATTATTGGCACAAGTGATTGCCTAATCTGCGCCTGCTTTTCTGCTGCTAAAGCATACACCTCTGCCCTCTGCACATTGAATGGCTTATCATACCATAAGGCATCCTCTTCCACTTTCTGAATGATAAATGCTGCAAGGTTGGCACTTAGGATATAGTCAAGCTGAGAGCATCCATTGCTTGCCAGCAGCACAGTCTTCTCATCAGTGGACTTGAATGGCAAAGGATCAAGGCTACTTAATAGTTTTAAGTAAGTCTTCTGGATGCTATTCTCGCCATACAACTTCTCCACATAGTCCATCTCAATGCCTGAAGTGATGAGAGGATTAAACTTGCTATCTACTGCCTTCTTTAGCTGCTCTGCTACCATGTCGGCAGTCATTACATCATA